TATGAGCCGTCACATCGACAACACGACGACAGAGATCATCCTCGGGGGGACACTCGGGGAGCGCTACGGGCAAAGCCACCACTACGTGGCGCGCACGCCTGTGGAAGCGTTCCGCATGCTGTGCCTGAACTTCCCCGACTTCAGGCAGCAGATCCAGGAGGAGTCGCTCGCGGGCGCGGAGTACCAGTTCGTCGTCGACGACAAACGCTGCGTCACCGCCGACGAGTTGCATTTGCCCATCGGCGGCAAGCGGATGATGTTCTGTAACGCGGTTGAAGGCTCAGGCGGCAAGCTATTCGGCGCGATTGAGACGGTCATCGGCGTGATCATCATCGCTGCAGCTGAGTACTTCAGCTGGGGCAGCGCTACGCCATTTCTCGTCGGCCTCGGAGCGTCCCTGGTGGTTGGCGGTATTACGTCGCTGCTCACGACGCTTCCGAAGAACACCGGCGCGGGTGGCGGCGACTCACTATCATCTTTCTACTTCAACGGCGCGAGCAACACGCAGCAGCAAGGTGCCCCGGTTCCGGTCATCTATGGTCGCGTCCTCGTAGGCTCACAGGCGGTCAGCGCCTCAATGTCGGCGGTGGACCTCGCGTCTGCGCCGGCCGAAACCGGGAACCTATCCTGATGCACGCGCTCACCCCTGCACCGTTCCCACTCAAGACCGGATCTCCCCTTCCGAGGGTCAAGCGCATCATCGCGAACATCCCGCCAGATCCGCCGCGCGGCGCGGGCGGTGGCGGTGGGAAAGGGGGCGGCGGCTCAGGCAGCACTCCGACGGAAGATCCGGACTCGCTACAGTCCGTAGCGTTCGTGCAGCTGCTGGATCTGATCTGCGAGGGGGAAATCCAAGGGCTCGTGAAGGGAGGCCTTAACCCGAGCGCTGCAGGTATCGAGACGGACGCGATATTCCTCGACAACGTTCCGATCACGTCCAACGGCTTCCCGAACTTCAAGGGCTACACCGCTGCGTGGGTGAACGGCACGCAGGCGCAGCCTGTGATCCCCGGCTTCGGGTCGGTGTTTTCGACAGTCACGCTGGGTACGGAAGTCAAATTCGGCGTGCCGATCCAGGCTTCGATCGACAACCCGGAGGCCAACGCGGTCGTGATGACCGTCGGCGTGGGTGCGCTTTACAGCGCGAACACCGCTACCGGCGACGTGCATGGCTCGACCGTCGAGGTGGTGTTCGAGTACAAGCCTGCGAACTCGTCGACGTGGATTCAGGCCGTCGATATGATCATCACAGGTAAGACGCGCAGCAAGTACGAGCGCAGCGCGCGCTTCGACCTGACCGGCACAGGCCCGTGGATCGTACGCTGCCGGCGCCTTACGGGAGATTCGACCGCCGCTGCGCTCGTGAACAATACGTACCTCGACGCGGTGTCGTCAGTCGTGGATCAGCGGCTGCGCTACCCCAACAGCGCGCTCGTCGGGCTGAACATCGACGCGCGTCAGTTCACCAGCGTACCGGGGCGCAGCTACCTGATCGACGGCATGATCATCCGCGTGCCGAACAACTACGATCCGGAGTTCCGCACGTACAGCGGCGCGTGGAACGGCGGCTTCAAGCTCGCCTACTCGAACAACCCTGCGTGGTGCTTCTACGACCTCGTCACGTCCACGCGCTACGGCCTCGGGAACTACCTGCAGGACGCGACGATCGACAAGACGGCGCTCTACCAGATCGGGCAGTACTGTGACGAGATGGTGCCTGACGGGTTCGGCGGGCAGGAGCCGCGCTTCACCTGCAACATGGTGATCAACACGGCGAAGGAAGCATACCAGTGCGTCCAGGACATGCTGTCGATCTTCCGCGGCATGTCGTACTGGTCGAGCGGCAACATTCTGGTCACACAGGATGCGCCGCGCACGCCGAGCAAAACCTTCACGCGCGCCAACGTAATCGGCGGCAAGTTCACGTACCAGGGAACCGCGCTGAAGGACCGGCACAGCGTGGCGCTCGTGCGCTGGAACGATCCCGACCAGCAGTACCAGCAGAACACCGAGTACGTCGAGAACGCAGACGCGCTCGCGCGGTTCGGCGTGCGCGTGACCGAGATCATGGCGGTCGGCTGCACCTCACGCGGGCAGGCTCACCGGCTGGGCCAGTGGGCGTTGACCAGCGAGTTGTCCGACACCGACCAGCTGTCGTTCACGGCGGGCCTGGAAGGAGCGACCCTCACTCCCGGCGAGATCATCTACGTCGCGGACCCGACGCGCAGCGAGAAGCGGATCGGCGGCCGGATCGTCGGCGGCGACATCAACACGATCACGCTCGACGCGCCGGTCGTGCTAGACCCCGGCCAGGCCTACTCGGTCATCTACTATGACGGGAGCGGCAACCAGCATACCGCGCCGGTGCTGAACACGAACAACACCACAGCGGTGCTGCAGTTCGTGTCGCCGGTGGCAAACGTCCCGCAGGCGCCGTTCATCTGGATTCTGACTGGCTCGAACCTCGTTCCGCAAACTTTCCGCGTCCTGAACGTTAAGGAGTCCGCACCGAACCAGTACGACGTCATGGCGGTGACCTACAACGCCAGCAAGTACAGCGCGATCGACTTCAACACGAAGCTGCAGCTGCCGCCCATTGGCTACGGCGACGCGCTCGGCGCGGCCCTGCCGTCGCTATGGAGCCTGACCGAGACGACGTTCCTCTCGGCGCCGGGCGTGATCGGCTCCAAGATCATCATGAGCTGGTCGGGGAACACGACGCACTTCATGATCCAGTGGCGCGTGAATGGCGGCATCTGGATGAGCGACACGGTGCGCTCGCCGGGCTACGAGATCGACGGCGTCACCAAAGGCGACGTCTACGACTTCAAGATCTACGGCATCAGCGCCGACACGACGCTGTCGCCCTCGCTCGACGAGACGTACACGATCCAGGGCAGCAGCGCGCCCCCAGCCGCCTGCACGTCGCTGCAGGCATTCCCCGACTTCCGTAGCGCGACCCTCTACTGGGCCGCGCCCCCGGATCTGGACCTCGACTACTTCCAGGTCGCTTACTCGGGGACCAACAACCTCGCGACCGCGGGGATCGTGCTGGACAAGGTCGGCACCACCAATGTGACGGTCGGTGGGCTGACGCCGACGGTACCCTACTACTTTTGGGTGCGCGCGGTCGACACGAGCGGCAACGTCGGCCCGTGGAACAGCAACGTCGGCACGCAGTGCATCCCGAAGCAAGGCGGCACGCTCGACATCGAGAATCTATCGGTCACGAACGCTAAGATCGCCAACGCGGCGATCGGCACGGCGAACATCCAGAACGCGGCGATCACAGCAGCACTCATCGCCAACGCTCAGATCCTGACTGCGCACATCGGCGTCGCGCAGATCGACACGCTGCGCATCGGGCCGAACGCGGTGACGACGCAGGCCTCGTGGACATTCGGCACGTCCGTCAAAAACAGTCCGCAGAGCGTTGGGTACAACACGGCGGGCGGCAATGTCTCCCTGCTGCTGTACGGCTACGCCAACGGGGTTACTTTCGACGGCATTGGCATCCCGGCGCCAAGTAGTGCGGCAGGCTTCACCAGTACCGGCGCACCCAACTACGCCTACGCTGCCACGATCGCCCTGCTCGGCCCCGGCGCGGGCGGCCACACCATCACGGTAGACGGCGGCAACTACCAGGGCGGCAACCTGCCGAACGGCTGCTACCTGAACATCATCGCCTTGGAGTACAAACGATGACAGAACACGTCCCGACGACGTTCGTCAAGGCTGACGCGAACGGCAGGATTCTGCTGTTCGGCACGGTGCCGAAGCACATGCTCGCGATTCAGCCGCTCGCCGAAGGTGAGCAGCTCGTAGAGGGCGCCGGCCACTGGGACACCGACTACGTCAAGGACGGCGTCGTTGTGCCGCGGCCGGATAACCCGGCAACGCTCGACGGCATGAAAATCTCTAACGTGCCGAACCCCTCTGCCGTTACAATCGGCACCGAATCGCCCGTAGATGTTCAGGACGGCGAAGTAGATCTGGAATTCGCGTATCCCGGTACCTACACCGTCACGGTCGTCTCGTGGCCGTACCAGGATGCCACTTTTACGGTGACGCAGCAGTGACAAAGATCGTCCACAGCCCAAACCCCGCACCGCTGCGGGCCGCAGCCTACCCGACGCAGGGCGACCAGCTCGATGCGTTGTGGAAGGCCTTCGGCGCGCTCGCTGAGGGCAAGCCGGTGCCGCAGGAGGCCTTGGACATGCACGCGCGCGTGCGCGAGGTCAAAGCGCGCTATCCGAAGAAGGTGACTAAATGACCGCAGCGGCCTACGACCTGAAGATCGAGCAGGGTGAGGACTACATGCCGAGGTGGGTGCTGCGCTTCAAGGGCACGGACACCCCTCGGAACCTCGCCGGCTGGACTGGGCATCTGCAGATTCGCTCGATCTACTACGCAACGTCCACGCTGATTGACCTGACGACGTCTAACGGCGGGCTTACGCTCGGCGCCGACGGCTCGATCCAGATCAATATGACCGCTGCGCAAACCGCAGCGTTCTTCACCGGGCCGTCGCCGAATCCGGTGTGGCAGAAAATCAATGACCGGCCTTACACGAAGATCGGCCAGTACGACCTGCGCCTCTTCGACACGAGCGGAAAAACGTTCCCGATTATCGGCGGCAACGTACTACTAACGCCTAGCGTCACGAGGCCTGCATGAGCTACGAAATCGTCGTAGAAGAAAACAACGTCCTGCTTGTAGACATCGACGGCAGCGGCTCCGCAGCTGTAGCGGCGGCCGAGAGCGAGGACGCGGCAGCTGCCAGCGCTACAGCGGCGCATACCAGCGAACTGAACGCGTCGGATAGCGCAGCGGCTGCGCTCGCTAGTCAGCAGGCCGCCCACGCGAGTGAACTGAACGCGTCGGATAGCGCAGCGGCTGCGCTCGCGAGCAAGCAGGCGGCGGCCACCAGCGAGCAGAACGCATCGGACAGCAAGGCTGCCGCGCTCGCTAGTCAGCAGGCGGCGGCCACGAGCGAGCAGAACGCATCGGACAGCAAGGCTGCCGCGCTCGCTAGTCAGCAGGCTGCGCATACCAGCGAACTGAATGCATCAGACAGCGCGGCGGCGGCACTCGGCAGTCAGCAAGCGGCGCATACCAGTGAACTGAACGCGGCAGACAGTGCCACTGCGGCTCAGGGCAGCGCTAACTCGGTGAACGGCTACCTCGAACTGGACGTGAGCGCTGCAGACGTCACGCTCGATGCGGCGCAGGCCGGCAACGGCATCATGAAGTTCAAGGGCGCGCTCACCGGCAACCGCACGGTCACGCTGCCCGCCACCACGCACCCCTTCATCGTCGAAAACGCGACGACGGGTATCTACACGCTGACGATCGCAGCGACGGGTAAGGTGCCCGCCGCGCAAGTGCTGCAGGGCAAGTCAAGCTCGCTGTTCTGTGACGGTACAGGCATCTATGCGACGTCGGCGACGACCGGCGTGCAGTTCGCAGGTGAGACTCCGATCACGGTCGACACAACGCTCGATCTTTCACACCTCGGACGTTTAGTTGTCCAAACGGTCGCGGGCAAGGTCACGACGCTGCCCAAGGCGAACACGTACCCCAAAGGCGCGGGTATCGGCGTCAAGACGCAGGCAGCTGCGTCGATCGCTATCCAGGCCGGCGACACTGCCGAACTCGTCATGCCGTTCGGTACGGCCGTCCACGACTTCTTCTTTTGGGAGTCGGACGGCGTGTCGAACTGGCGCCTCGCGTGGTGGAACAACGCCTTCACGCCCGCCTTCCAGACGAGCGTCACCGCGCCGAAGCTCCTTGCGGGCATGGCAGACAACGGCGTTGACGCTGTGCAGGCGGCGGGCTCGATCAGCTCGACCGGCGCGAGCGGGCTCGTACGCCTCGTAGGATCGACCGGCGCGAGCGTCCCGGCGAAGCTCACAGCGATCGCCTACGGCCTCGCGCTCGAAGCTGCCACGGCCAGCGCGATCGTATTCAACCAGAACAGCGTCGAGAGCATGCGCCTCTCGCCGGGCGGCCGCCTCCTTATCGGCACGCAGACGGACGACGGCGCATCGGCATTGCAGGTCAACGGCGTCATCCGCTCGACGACGGGCGGCATCAAGTACCCTGACGGCACGGTGCAGACGACGGCGCTCGGCATCAGCCAGTCGACCAAAACGTTCTATACCGTAGGCGCTACTGACGCGGTGGGCACCTTCGCCGAGGGCGATACGCAGCTGCGCACGAGCGGCTATGTGTGGCCTTACGTGACGCTGCACCGCAACGGCATGAAGCTGTTCCCCGGCCTGCACTTCTCCAACGCAGCGGACAGCGTGCACCTGAACATCCTCGACGTGCCCTGCCTGTCGAGCGACGAGTTCGCTGTCGAGGTGAACGTCCCGTACAACGCCAGCACGGTGTACGCCCCGCAGGTACTGCCGCTGGCGCCGGCAGCTGGCGCCTCGTTCATTCCGTACGTGCACACGCCGGGCTTCGCTTTCCTGATGAGCACGGGTCTGACGCTCACGCCGGGCGTGAGCTACAACAGCCGCCCGGACGGTAGCGGCTTCGACCTGCTCGGCTGGACCGTAGACACCAACTCGGATCTGTCGGTGTTCGTCATGACGCCGGTCACGATCGCCGACGTGCTGCTGAAGTCTCAGAACCTCGCGGATCTGCAGAACAAGGCGACCGCGCGGCAGAACCTCGGCGTGGGCCGCACGCTGCTCAAGACGGTGAACCTCGCAGCCGTCTCGCAGGTCGTGCTGACAGATGCCGACTTCGGCGGCTACGACAAAATCACGGTCGAGTTCGAGGCGATGACCACCACCGCCTCGTACACCTGCACGTGGAAGGTCGCGCCCAACACGGACGGCAGCGGCGGGCCAGGGGCGACGGCCTACACAACCAGCATGCAGTACAGCTGGGCGAACGCCGACAACAGCGGCGGATCGACGAATGCGAATAACCGCGCCATTGCCTACGGCCGCTGGATGTACAACAGCACGGGCGTCGCGACAGGCAACGGCACCGCCGAAATCACGTTCAGCAACCTGCAGAACCAGAGCGGCCAGCTGGGCGTGCAGGCGATGGGGCGCTGCGTCACGCTCGACGCTGGCGGCAACCTTCTCAACGGAAACTTCGGCACGTTCGTAGGCGCCAACCTCGGGCCGATCAAGAACATCACGTTCGCGGTCGACACCGGCACGATGAGCGGCAAGATGATCGTCTACGGTCACAACTCGTAAGGTCTACAGATGAATCTCACACAACGCATCTCTGCAGCCCTCGCGATGATGTTCAGCGGCGGGGCTCCCTTGTCGAACCGTAACGGCTTTGTCGATCCTCGCCTGGACTCTTGGACCACCAACAGCCTCGCCCTGGCAGCAGGCGGCGCTTACTCCGCTGCGCCGATGTGGTTGGCAGGGTGCGGTACAGGTGGCGCAGGCACCAGCGGGTGGACTGACGTTCGTACCAATGCGAGCGTTCAGGCTATCTCCGACGCCAGCACGCGCTTCGCGTTCACTCACGCGCAGTCGGCACCAAGCTCGGGCACTGTAGCTGCGCGCACCGCTCCTTTCACCTTGCTGCAGCGTATCGAAGACGTGACCAAGTACGCAGGCAAGTCGGTAACGCTGTCGTACAAGCTGTGGACAGGTGGAGCCTCCATCACGATCCCCTCGATCCTGCTGCAGCAGAACTTCGGCACGGGCGGCTCGCCCAGCGCGGCAAACAACTTCGACAAGGCGGTGAACTGGACGCTTACCGCGACGCCGCAGAGGTTCTCCGTGCGGGTCGATGTCCCTGCCATTACGGGAAAAACAATCGGCACCACGGGCGGCGACTACCTGGCGGTCGGATTGTGGTTGCCTCCGGGCGTCGCGTTCACTCTGGTGGGTATCGAGCCGCAGATCGAACTGTGCTCTCCCAACAGCTCCACGGACATTAACGGGGCAGGCGGTTCTCCTACGTCTTTCGAGTGGCGCGGCGAACAGGCCGAGTTGGCTCGCGTGCAGCGTCACTACGAGACCGGCCCGTGGCATGTGCTCGGTTGGTCGTCTGGAGTTAATCAATGGATCGGCGGCCTATCCAAGTACGTCGTTACGAAGCGTGCCGCCCCTACCGTGTCTACTGCTACCACGGGCGGCACGTTCGCTACGTTTAGCGCCGCCACAACCGTAGGTGTCGACGCACTGTTTGTTCAGGCGTTCTCGTCGGGCGCAAACGCAGCTGTCGAGCTGTATGGTACGTTCACCGCTGACGCGCGACTTTAAGGACTACAAACAATGATCAACGCATCAAAAATCGCGCTGCTTATTCTTGGCCTGTTCGGCGGCGGCAACTCGGGCGCCGGCACGCCGCTGTCGAACCGCAACTACGTCGTAGACGGCAACTTCGAGAACTGGATAGCGCCCGGTGGCGTGGCTACTGGCGTTGGCGGGCTTACTCACGCCGCTGCGACCATGTATTACAACTACGCAGGCGCGTCGGGCAATGCGACGATCAGCCTTGCGACGTTCGCTCCGGGAACCGAGCCGATCGGCATGACCTCTCCGGCCCGGTTTGCGCTGACCCACGCGCAGACCGTTGCGGCGACTACTAACCCGTATTGCCAGCAGGTAATGGAGAGCGTCTACACGCTGTCGGGGCGGTCGGCCACGTTCAGCTGCTGGCTGTGGTGCGCGAGCGGCACGCAGACAGTGCCCAGCGTGTTTATATCGCAGGTCTTTGGCACAGGCGGCTCCCCGAGCGCGAGCCTGGTTACTTCGGTGCCGGTCAACTGGGTGCTGACTACCACGCCGCAGCGTTTCTCTGTGCGGGTCGATGTCCCGAGTACAGCAACCAAGACGCTGGGCAGCAACGGTAACGACGGTCTCTCCGTCGGCATTAACTTTCCGACTGGGGCCACGTACACGATTTACACCGCTCAATGGCAGTTTGAGCAGTCCAGCTCGAAGGCTCCGTCTGCAGGCCTCCCAACGGCGTTCGAGTATCGCGGCTATGAGGCTGAGCTGGCTCGCGTGCAGCGCTTCTACGAGACAGGAAACACGGTATTCAACGGGCCGACGACTAGCGGATCTACGTACGGTTCGTCTCGCCCCTACATCGTGTCCAAGAGGGCCACCCCTTCAGTGACTCTCGGCATGCCCGGTCTAGCAAACTTCCCGGCGAGCATCTCTTTGGGAGGCGCCTCGACCGCAGATAACCTGGCTGTGTATAGCGTGGCAAACGCCACCGGGTCAGCTGGGTATTACTTAGCCTCATTTATCGCAGACGCTCGTCTGTAAGGAGAACCACATGTACAAGCTCAATCAATTTGGCGGCGTCATCCGCGAATCCGACGGCGCATTCATCCCGGCCGACGAGGCGAATCGCGACTACGCTGCCTACCTCGCGTGGGTCGCTGAGGGCAATACGCCCACGCCCTACACACCGCCGCCGCGGCCCGTCGCAGAGCTGGTAGACGCGATCGACACGCACGTCGCCGACATCTATTCCAACTGGTCCCGCTTCCAGCAGGAGTATCTGCTGCGTCAGCAGGCCGCGCAGGCGTTCAAGGATGCCGGCTACGCGGGCGACCCTGGGCCGTGGGTCTCGGCGTATGCAGTCGCTGCCTCGACGGCCACGAACACGATCACCAACCAGCAGGCTGCCGATACGATCCTCGCGCAGGCCGCGAACCTGAACGCAGCGCTGCAGCAGCTGGGCGCGCTGCGCATGCGCAAGTATGAGGTGATGAACGCAGCTGACGCGGTGACCGCGCAGGCTGTGTACGACGACATCGTGTCGAAAATCAACACGATCGCCGCCGCACTCCAGTAACAGGAGAACCGCCATGAAGGCAGCGTTTTTCAAGGGAACCAAGAGCGGCTTGTCGGCCCTCTTCGACATCGGCGTGCACGTGTGGGAAGCGGGTAACTACGCGCACGTCGAGCTGGTCCTCTCCGACGGCCGCGCGTGCTCCAGCACGTTCCTCGAAGGTGGAGTGCGCATCGCGCCGGCAGGCACGATCGACTTCAACGAGAAGGACTGGGACTTCCTGGATCTCGCGGGTTTCGACGAAGCCGCTGCCCTCTCGTGGTTCGAGCAGAACGACGACGCCAAGTACGACGTGTGGGGCGATGCCCACTTCGTTGTCGGCTTCATCCACCAGAGCGCGAAGCAGTTCTTCTGCAACGAAGCCGTGGGCACCGCACTCGGCTTCGAGCAGCCGTGGCGCTTCGACCCGAACTCGTTCTACTACGCGCTCAAGCGGGTGATCGCTGCAATGCCACGCCAGGCAGCCTGAGGGCGACCAGGAATAGGTATTCATTTCGGGGTCCTGAATATATACTGCGGGCAGCCGTCCCACCCCGGCTGTCAACAAAAGGACCGACGAATAAATGGATGCCCCGACCATTGTCGCCATCATTGGTATCGCCATACCCGTCGTCACGACGCTAGGCGGTTACCTGTGGTCGTTGCACCAATCACGCATCAAGAAGCTGGAAGACAAGGCTGACGCGCAAAGCCTGGCCCTGACTGCAGCGAACCTTGAGCACGAAAAGGCTAGAGCCGAAATGCAGCGGGAAACCTCCGAAGCAATCGCTCAGGTCGAACGCAAGCAGGCCGCGTTCGAGCTGGAGGCTGCGAGGACTTTCATCACGCAACCGGCCCTGCTTCAGGTCATGACGACGCTGGACAGAACGCTCGCCTCGATGGGCGAGCTGATGAAAGAAAACCAGCGGGAAACGCGGGCGGGATTGGACGCGCTGAACAAGCGGATCGACTCCATATTCACCGACCACAGGACCACGCCATGACCCCACGCTACCTCGCCTGCCTGCAGATCCTCGGCGCCCTCGAAGGGGGCGTATCCAACGTCTCCGGAGACCGCGGAGGCCTCACCAATCTCGGCGTGACCCAAGCCGCATACGACGCGTGGCGCCGCAGTCACGGCCTGCCCCTGCAGCCGGTGACGATGATGACCACCGACGAGAAGCAGCAGCTTTACTGGGAAGACTACTGGGGTCCGTCGAACGCCTACGCACTGCCCCAACCGCTCGACGCGGCTGTGTTCGATATGGCAGTCAACAGCGGCCCGAAGCAGGCGCGCATGACGCTGCAGGGGACGCTGAACGTGAAGCAGGACGGTGTGATCGGCCCGAAGACGCTGGCGGCCATCGCGAGCTACAAGCCGATCACATTGACCGACATGTATCTCGACGCGCGCGAGCGCTTCTATTTCGACATCTGCGCGCGCGACGCGAGCCAGAAGAAATTCCTGTCGGGCTGGACCAACCGCATCAAACGGCTGGGCCACGCGATCGGCATCGAGAGGAGCTGACATGGAACTCATCGACGACGTAGAGAAAGTCATCAAGCACTCCTGGACGATCCGGCTGAGCATCATCTCGGCCGTGGCCGGCGCGCTCGCGCAGTTCCAGGATCAGCTGCCCGCGGTCGCGCCGTACATTGGGCACTGGGTAGGTCCGCTGTCGATCGCGTGCGCTATCGGTGCGACGGTGGCTCGGACGATCAAGCAGGAGAAGATCTCGGGGACCAGTCAATGACACCGAATCCGTGGGCAATACTCGGCGGGCTGCTACTGACGCTCGCCATGTGTTTCGGGTGCTACGGGTGGGGGCATCACAACGAAAGCCTCGTATTCGAGGCATACAAGTCGCAGCAGGCACAGAAGGCCGAGACGCAGGTCGCGGACAACAAGGGTGCGTTGCTGGATCAGGAGCGACAGCAGAGTGCTGCGCTCGCGAGGACGGTTGAAGACCAGAAGGGGAGTATCAGTGAAATCAAGAAACGTCGTGACGCTTTGCTTGCTGACAATCAGCGTCTTTCTCTGCAGCTGCGCAAGTTCCTTGGTGCCAGTGTCACCGCAGCTCTCGTGTCCAGTTCTGCAGCCGGTGCCGGCCAACCTGATGCAGCCAGCGAAGCCGCACTATCAGGACGACTGGCAGCACTTTCTGGATTCGTCACCAGCCAGTTCAGTGCCGCAGACATCGACACCACTACGATCGCAGCCCTTCAAGCTATCGTCGAAGAGGACCGCAGGGTCTGCAACGGGGTATTGCCTGGTGTAGGGACGAAAAAAAGCGCCGACGCAGTCCCACCCACATCGGCGCAACCCCCTACTTAGCGACTGCGCTATAACTGTCCGCACAGTCGTCCACCCTACCTTAAAAAGACCGGCCACCATCTTCTGGTGGCCGGTCTTTTACGTATGTGCGCTAAGGCTCATACTTTGACCCTAATTTAAGGAATCTGCCTCCTGAAGGAGCGCGGCGCAGGCATTGGATACCGCGACTCTCAGTGCTTCCTTGTGCGCCTCGTCAGGGATCGTGTCGTTACGAGAGGCTTCCTCAGCGGCGCTGAGGCCCGAGGCAATAGATCGCAGAGTCGAGGCTTGGTTCACCCGGTCTATGACCGCTGCCCCGGCGAGCGCCCGGACGTGAGGCTTTTTCAATTCGGCGTGAGCCTCGATGAGGGCTGACAGAGCCCTACCCTCTCTCACGTGGTCCGAGTCCTCAGAGATCTGCAGACGGTCCTGGAGGCTGTTTAGCAGCGCTATTTCCATATCGGAGATCATTCGCAGTTTCCCTTAGATTGCCACTTGGGCGCGGATAGTACCTTGAGGAGAGTAATTAGACAACCGTACCGCCTCTGGCCCAAACTCCAAAAGCTCGTCGAGACTGTCAAATTTACGCGGGGTATGCCCAATCCCCCTCTCGATCTCCACCTTGGGAGCCCCGCCCACACTGGCTTCGCGGCGAAGTTGCTCCAGAGCCTGCTCCCTGTGATTCGAATAGAGATGGACGTCTCCGGAGGTCCAGATAAAGCGTCCCGGCTTGAGTCCAGAAAGGTGCGCGACGATGTGACAAAGGAGTGCGTAAGATGCAAGATTGAAAGGCACTCCAAGGAAAATGTCACAACTGCGCTGATAGAGCTGCAAGTCTAGCAGGCCAGAAGGTCGCACGCGGAACTGAAAAAGACAGTGACAGGGAGCAAGCGCCATGCGAGCGCGCTTAACGTTTTCCTGTGGGCTGACACGCTCGTCAGGAAGATCTGACACGTTCCAGGCGCTTACAACATGTCTACGGCTGTACGGGCGCTCCCTGAGGTTCGTCAGCAGCTCCGAGATCTGGTCGAGGGTACTGCCATCGACGTCGGGCCACGAGCGCCACTGCGCGCCGTACACCGGCCCCAGTTCGCCGTTCCCGTCCTGCCACTCATCCCAAATCGTCGTGCCGTACTTCTCGCGCAGCTCACGCGCGCTCGTCGATCCGCTGAGCATCCAGAAGAGTTCGCCGACTACCGACTTCCACGCGACGCGCTTCGTTGTCATGAGCGGGAATTCTTGCTGCAGGTCTACGATGATCTGCCGGCCGAACAGGCTGTACGTACCGACTCCGGTGCGGTCGTTTTTGATCTCGTCGCCTGTCAGAAGCAGGTCGCGCAGCAGGTCGAGGTATTGTTTTTCCCACATGATTTACGGTCCTTGGTTACGCTGCCTTGAGCAGCAGTTGTTGTTCGATGTACGCGCCCCACTGGTCCGCAGCTGCGATCCCTACGCCTTCGTACGTACGGCTGCGGATCTTCCAGCGATCCTTGCCGGGCGAGGCAAAGTGCACCTTGGGCTCGCGCCCGCTGACGATGTTCGTCGGCGTGAGCGGCGGCAGGTTCTTCAGCCAGAAGCACGTGCGCTTCACCTCGCCGTGGCCGTGCTGCCAAGGCTGCAGCGAGAACGTGAAGTCGGCGCCGATCAGTTCCTTCGCGTAGCGGTGCATGACGGGGTTCTCCAGCGCGATGTGCGGGATGTCAGCGTCCCACAGCAACTTGAAGAACGCTGCACCTTCGCGCAGATTTTCCCAGCGCGGCTCGTTGTGGCTGCCGTCGGCGTTATAGAGCCAGCGCACGCCGCTATTGCACAGGTACGTGCACGACGGGTGCGCGATCATCGCGTCGAAGCGACCAGGCTGCAGCAGGTCGCGCACGTCGCCTCGGTAGTGGCGATCGACGTACTTGCCCTCGCCGGGCTCGAAGTCGCACGAGATGACGTCGTGGCCGCGCTCGATGAAGGCGTCGCGCATGACGCCTGAGTATTCGCAGGCTAGAAGGATTCGAGCCATCACGCACCTCCCTTCACCGCGGCGCGCGCGACGGTGAGCGCTGTGTGCAGCGCGCTCAGGTGCTCGACTGAGAACTTGCTTAGCTCCTCGGCTCGCAGCCCTTCCAGGTCCCTGACCGCTCGGTGCCGAGCGTTCCGCTCGCGAATCGCTGCCGTCACTGGCTCCACCCTCTTGTATGTCTTCTGCACCTGCAAGGTGTCCTTTCGCACGCGGCGCTCGCGCACGGAGCCTTCGTTGAAGATCAGCAGCGTCGCTGTGGCTCGGCTGAACTTGACGATCTCGTAGGGCTGGTCCCACCTGTTGCCGAGGAATATGGCAGCCTCGTCGCCGGGTTGCAGGGCTTTCGCCCATTCGAGGTTCTCGATCATTGCTTGGCACCTCGCGCGAAGATAGCGAAGTCGCCCAACCGCTCAAGGCCCTTCTCCGTGAAGTGCTCGATGCCGGCCAGCCGTGCCCACGCCTCGACCTGCTCGCGCGTGACAGCGTCGGTCGGCGGGGCGCTGCCCATCGACACCGGGGCTCCCTTGAGGTCCACGGTACCCACTACCAGAGGCACGCCAGCCTGCACGGAAGCCTGTTTCAGCTTCTCGATGTCGACGGTCACAGCGCTCGGGTCGAAGTTCGGCGTCACGTCGCCCTGCACCAGCAGGATCACGCCGTGCTTCGACCCTGCGTGATCCATAGCTTCGCTCACGGTGCCGAAGTAGCGGTGGCCCGCGTCATGGTCGCCGGTGCTCACGTCGACCGACACTTCCATACCCTCGACGAGCTTCGCCAGATCCTCACGAGTCAGCGCTGCAGCTTCGAGGCCTCGCGGTGTGTCGTCGTTCTCAGGAAGCTCCGACACATCCCCAGTCGCCGTCTCATACAGCTGCACGTCCTCGCCACAGAAGTGGCAAGCCCAGTACGGCTTCGTCTTGCTGTCCACGCGGCCGTCCTCGTGCTCCTCGCGCGAGAACTCGAACAGCTTCGGATACGGCGTGACGTGCTCGCAGCCCGAGTCGCAGCAGAACTCGAAGCCCCTGGGCGGCACGCAGACGAAGCGCGAGGCCTGCTCGATTTTCCGCGTCGCGCCGATAGCCTTATCGAAGTACACGCCCAGCTCAGGCCTGCTGAAGAACACGCGGACTGGCCGCGACCACACCTGCCCGTCATCGCTGCGGTAGACGACCATGATCTCGTGCGTCTCTTCGTCCTTGGCGAGCGTGACGAGTTCGTATTCGCCGCCTTTGTAGTGTCTGAATTTCATTGCCGAACCCCTTCGAAATGGGTCTCGCAGTCGTCGCTGCAAAAGACCTCGTTGTGTTTGAACAACCAACCGCGCTTTCGCGCTTCTGCTTTCAGTTCCCGCACCGGGATCTGTCCGTTGTGCGACCACCTGCCGATATCAGTCTTCGCGCAGTGGGCGCACACCAGTTCGACCCAAACTGGTGTGCTCACCGTCACACCTCCAGGATGTTGTCGAACACTTCCTCGGTCCCGGCCTCGTGCGTGATCACGATCGTCTGCCCGAACCCCGCGCTCGCTGCGAATGCAAGGCACGCCTGCGTACGCTCTGCGCTGCACGCGCTGAACGGTTCGTCAAGCACGAGCATATCGGCACCTGGTACAAAAACTTTAGTCAGCGCCACTCGAATTCCCAATCCCAGCAGGTCCAGCGCACTGCCGCTGTAGCTCGTGTAGGGCTTCCCGTTAATCAGGAAGGTCTTGCCTTCACGTGTGACCTCTGACGGTTCCTTGCGCATACGCGTGAGGTAGGTCGAGACCGCTTGAAGCACCATATTCCACAAAGTGTTCCCCACCACCGGCCGCGCGCGGCGCAACGCTGCGATCAGGTCGTTGTTGAACTGGTACTTCGCAGCCTTCGCTTCGTCCTCGGCCAACAGCTGCTTCAGGCGCGAGACCTGCTGCTTGTGGCGCTCGGCGTTCTCGGTGAGCGACTTCAGCTGGCCCTGCAACTCGCCGAGCCGACTGACCACTTCGTTAAGCTGGGTGCGCAGCGTTGCGCAGTTTTCCTCGAACTGCTCGATCAGCGCGTTCAGCTGGCCCTCGGTCTCGTTCAACTTCGTCGCGCGGTGCTGCGCAAGTTCGTCGCGCGCAGCGGCCAGCCGACGTTCAGCGTTCTCTGCCCCCGCACGCAATGTCGCGAGTTGCTGGTCTGCGTTGTGCCGGGCGCGCATCTCGTTGTTGACCCGCACGATCTCGCTGGCGAACGTCGGGCGCGGTGCCGTGAAGTCGATCTCGGGGCCGACCCACTCCACGCGAAACGGCACGAACGTCGTGTCGATCTTGAACAGGTCAGGGAACTGCAGCGCGGTCTCGAAGCGCGGCGAGCGCAGGATTGATTCGCCCGCCTCGACATTTTCCTCGGCCTCGGTCTTCGCAGCCTGGAGCGCGGGGATCTGCGACGTCAGCTTCTGACGATCGTTGCGCAGCGCTATGACGTGGTCGTCCAGCTGGCCGTTGCGGACCTTCACCCCGGGCAGTTCGCTGACGTCCTTGCCGCACAGGCCGCACGCGCTCGACGTGACGCGCTTGCTTTCGGTGACCGCGATCTCCTTGTCGATCTGCGCCACAGCGGCATTGATCGCGAAAACTTCCGTGTCGACCTTCTTTACCGCTGCGCGCTGCTCGTTGATGAACTCGCGCAGCCCTGCTTCACCCGTCTCGGCCCACTCCATCTCGGGGGCTTCGTACGCGTCGAACTTGCGCTTCGCAGCGCACACGCCAGTCCAACGGTCTTCGTTCGCCTGTTGCTCGCGCAGCTGCGCCAGATCGCTCTCGATGACCTCGGGCTCGCGCAGCGCTGCTACGGCGGTGGTCTGCTCGTTCAGCTTCGTGTGCGCGTCTGCATGCTCCTGCACGGCACGCGACACGTTGCGGTCGAGCTGCACTTCGGTCGCGAGGTATTGGCCCACCGCGCGCAGCCGCTCACGTGCCGCTTTCAGGGGCTCGGCGCGCGTGTTCAGTTCTTCGCTGATCTCGGCCTGCTTCGCGGCGAGCGGGGCGATCTCCTTCTCCGTGTGTGCGATAGCGCTGTCGTAATCGACCGCTTCCGCGTTCATGATCTGCTCGCGCGCGCTGGCGATACGGTCGTCGATCGAGCCCGTCGGGCCACACTCGCCCTTCGCTTCAATCTGGCCGATGATCCACTCGACGATGTCGAGACCCGACATCTTCTCGATGAACTCGACTGCTTTGGCGTTGCCCTCGTCGAGCAGGCCGCCGATCTCCTTCTGGCCGGCGAACGACATCTTCTCGACGACGTCGAGCGGTGCGCCGAACTGCTCAGCGAACCACGCGGTGACTTCGTTCTGGCCGGTGATCGTCGGCTTCTTGGCGTCGGCCGGCACGTACAGCTCCGCTCCGCGCTGGCCGCGCGTGGCACGCACCGAGATGCCGTTGAAGGTGAATACGCCCTCGACCTTCGTCGAGCTGGGCTTGGCTCCCCAGGTGACGAAGTCGGCGTTGCGGCAACGCTTGGAGCCGCCCATCAGGTACATGACGGCCTCGATGACGGTCGTCTTGCCTGCTTCGTTCTCGCCGCGCAGCGCCGTGTTGCCTGCGTTGAAGTTGACCAGCTTGTCGGTGTGCTGGCGGAAGTTGGTGAGGTGGATTGAGTTAAGCATGGTCTTTCCCCTGTGCGAGGCGTTCCAGTTTGTTTTTCAAGCGGTCGAGGTACTCAGCGAGAGACCCTGCGTGGCTTGCGTGTTCGTGAGCGGATTTCCACTCGTCGGCGGTCCAGCCGAGAATCTTTCTCGGCTCGTGTCGATCCGGAGACCGGATCACGCACTCCGGGTAGTCGCAGAACTGTCCGCAACCGCTGCAGTTACCGCATCCGACCTTAGACATCTTCCGTCTCCTTGCGCGTCGCCACAATCGCGTCCACAGCCTCGCGCTGCGCTTCCGTGAGGTTGTCCTTCAGGAAGGTCAGCACGTCGAAGCGCTGGACGTTCTCAACCGCTTCTAGCGCGCTTACGTCCATCGAGCGTCCGTCGACCTCGACCGCGTTGGTGATGACGAACGCGTTGTGCGACTTGCGCAGCGCCGACACCGCGGCGAGCACGTCAGCTGCCTGCTCGGCCGTCGCTTCGCCCTTCACGCGGATGAACTCGACTTCGGCCGGCACAGTGGCGAGCTTCGTCCAGTCGACCTCCAGGTAGCTGCCCTTGTCGTCCCACGTCGTGATCGTCAGCAACGAGTGCTCGGTGACCTGCAGCGCGCGCTTCGTCTCGTTGCCCAGGCAGTCTGCAATCGACGTCGGGAACTGGTTGCCGACGACGAACACGCCGCTCGCCTCCTGACGCTGCTGGTGCTCGTGGCCGAAGATGATCGACTTCACGCCTGCATCGTTCAAACGCTTGGCCTGCGCCTTCGACATGTTCAGTGAGTGGTCCGCTTCCTCAGCGAATCCGTTGTCGAAGTTGGCGTGCACGAACAGGTACGGCCGCGGGTTGTTCGCGATGTCCTCGACCGCGAGGTTGAACAGATCCTGATTCGGCAGGTGCGGGAGAATCCACACGGGGCCGGCGTCAGTAACCACCATCTCGTAGTCGATCACGACGATCACGCGCTCGATGCCGAGCGCTGCGGTGAGCATCGCGCCGAACACGTCGAAAGAGCTGAGCTTCTCCGCGTTCTTCGAGATGTCGTGATTGCCGCGCGAGAGGAGTAAGCGGCGCAGGCGCTTCATGCGGAACGCGTCGAGCACCGTGTTAAACGCGCGCAGCAGGTCGTTGTTCGAGATCACGAAGCCGTCGAACAGGTCGCCGTTGACGAGCACGTCCTCGTCGGGGCCAGCCTGTTCGAGGAGCGTTGCGAAGCACTCGTGCGAGTAGTTGGAGA